GTAAATATGATGAGAATGCTATTAAACAGGCAGTTAAGAATCTTATTTTAACACAGAATTTTGAGCGTCCATTTCATAGCGAAATTGGATCTCAGGTAAGAGCATTGTTATTCGAAAATGCTACTCCGATGACGAAAGCAGTGCTCAAGAAAACAATTACGGATGTAATTAATAACTTTGAACCAAGAGTCAACTTAATTGATGTAGGTGTACAGTTTCTAGAGGACAGAAACTCAGTAAGTATTGAAATTAAATTTAAAATTAAAAATACTTTTACACCCTTAGCAGTTAATCTTGTCCTAGAGAGAACACGATAATGGCAACGGATAATAAAAGAATTAAGGTAACAGAATTAGACTTTGATAGTATTAAGTCTAATCTAAAAAACTATTTAAGAGGGCAAAGTCAATTTACGGATTATGACTTTGAAGGATCAGGTATGTCTGTATTACTAGACGTACTTGCCTATAACACTCACTATAATGCACTGTATCATAATATGACAGTGAATGAAATGTTCCTTGATTCTGCTGTTAAACGTTCAAGCGTAGTATCTCTTGCCAAGATGCTAGGTTATACTCCTCGTTCTGCTCGTGCACCTCGTGCATCTCTAAGTCTTACTGTTTCAAACGTTAATAACAATCCTAACATTTTAACACTGCCACGTGGTTCTAGTTTTAGAACTACAGTAGATGGAGTAAACTATTTCTTTAATACTGATGCACCTTATAGCGTTACACGTTCATCTAATAACACTTATGCATTTAATAACGTAGAAATTATTGAAGGTACTGTCGTACGAAATAAATTTACAGTTGCTGCTGGAATGCAGTATCTTGTAGAAAACCCAAGTGCTGATCTTTCAACTCTTAAAGTTACAGTTCAAGAAGATCCAAACTCTGCTGCAGTTGTAACGTATCTTTCAGAAATCAATCTAACTGAGATTGAATCAGGAACACGTGCTTACTTCGTTAAAGAAATTGATCAAAATAGATTTGAGGTTTATTTCGGCGATAATATCGTTGGCTATAAACCACTCAATGGTGCTATTGTTACTTTAGAATATTATGTAACAAATAAAGAAGCAGCAAACCAAGCAAGATTATTTACATATACTGGAAGTGCTTTTGGTAATAACGCTACTGTAAATATTACAACAGTTACTCGTGCGCAAGGTGGTCAAGAAGAAGAAAGTATTGAATCAATTAAATTTAATGCGTCAAGAAGTTTTGCTGCGCAAAATAGAGCAGTAACTGCTGATGATTATAAAGTTATTCTTCCAAAACTATTTTCAAACATTGAAGCAATTTCAGTTTGGGGTGGAGAAGAAAATGATCCACCAATTTATGGTAAGGCATACATTTGCGTCAAACCAATAAGTGGCGCAACTCTTACAAATGATACAAAAGAAAAGATTAAAGACAATTTATTAAAGTCTAAGAATGTTGTCTCAATTCTACCTGAGTTAGTTGATCCTGACTACCTAAGTATTATTGTGGACTCTACAGTTTATTATAACTCATCGGCAACAGCAAGATCTGCATCAAGTATTAAGGCGATTGTTGTTGACGAGATTAAACGTTATAATCAAGAAACATTAAATAAGTTTGACTCTGTTTTTCGTCATTCTCGTTTAGTGCGTGACATAGATGGTGCTGAGGAGAGTATTGTATCTAACGTCACAAAAGTTGATTTGCGATATGAAATTTCACCAAACTTTAATACAGTTTCCAAATACAGGGTGTCTTTGAACAACCCAATCTACCACGAGGCTAGTTCGGTTGAAAACTCATATATCGCAATTACATCATCTGGCTTTCAAATCTCTGGAAACACTCAAACTTTCTTCTTAGAAGATAACAGTGTTGGTTTACTACGTATGTATTACCTAACTCCAGGAAATGAAAAGGTTTATAATACCAGTGCTGTAGGAACAGTAGATTATGCTAATGGTATTATTCAACTTGACAATCTTTCTATCTCATCTGGTAATGCAGATGGTAAGTTAGTCTTGTTTATTGAACCATCCTCATATGATGTTGTATCAGTAAGAAATCAATTAACCAACATTCGTGAGCAAGACATCGTAGTAAATGTAATCGCTGATCGAGTTGCAAGTGGCGAAAGTTCATCTGGCAACGAATACATTCATACTGTGAGTAGGTAATTAAATGGCTTTAGTAAAAGCAACAGCTTCCACAGTCGTAAAGGATCAAGTCCCTGAGTTTATTAGGGACGAGAATGAAAACTTTACAGCGTTTATAAAGGCATACTACGAGTGGTATGAGACTCAATACATTCCTCAAAATAGTATTGAGCAAATTCGTGATATTGATGAAACAGTCGATATGTTTGTTGACTATTTCAAATCAGAAATTATGATGCCTATTCCACAGGCAGTTTTATCAGATAAAAGATTCCTTGCGAAACAAATTAAAAACCTTTATCTATCTAAAGGTACTGTTGACTCTTACAAATTCTTATTTCGAATTCTATTTAATGAAGACTCTGAGATTTACTTTCCTAAAGTGGATATGCTTAGGGTTTCCGATGGTAAGTGGGACGAGAAACCTATCTTACGTATTCGTCTAACTTCTGGTAATGCTAGCGATTTAATTGCTCTTACAATCAAACAAGACATACCAAATCTAGACGGAACTGTTACAACAAGTTCGGCTCGTGTTGAAAACGTTATTCAAACTCAAGTTACTTCAACTTTAGTTACAGATTTAATCTTAGCTAAAGAAAGTATTGAGGGACATATACGTGCTGAAAATGATAATCAGGTTTATACAGATTATGCAGTTAAAGATGATGGCACTCGAATTACAGGGGGAG